GCATTAGAACGCATATAAATGCCCTCTACGGGCTTATTCGGTCAACTTGTCCACCCACCTCTTGAATAGGTAGATGATGAGCAGAGCAACCAACGAACCGAATACCAACTGGTCAAAGTTCCACCCCTTGCGCTTTGGTTCAAGAGTAGTGATTACCTTCGTTTGAGCAACGAGGACAGTATCGGCCTCACAAACGCCCTCGACCACTACCTTTCGGTCTATGTACTTGAGCTGAAGGCGTACCTTGTCTTGGTAGATGGTCGTGTCCTTTAGCACCTCCAGCGTGTCCAGAAGGTACTTTGTTTCGGTTACAATCACCGTGTCCTTGACAATCACACTCTGAAGGATAGGTTGAGCAGTACGGCATCCGCTAACTGCCGCAAGAAGTACACTCGTCAGGATTGTCAATGTTGCAAGTCGGTTGTGGCGCATTTTCTAAATCGTTGATGAAGTCCTCTAAAGAAGCCAATGTAGTTTTGTTTTGACGTTAAACGAAGGGCAGGCTTTGTTTGCGTACTCGTTGTGTCCGTGAAGGGACAGCTCTCCGTATTCTGCTCGCAATGCCTGTATCAAATTAACTAACGCTACCTCTTGCGATTCGTTCAAGGTGTCCTTTGCTTTGCCATTCTTATCAACGCCACCAACATATACCACGCCAATAGAGTCCTCGTTGTGTCCGCTTGTATGCGCACCAACCTTCTCAACAGGTCGGCCTTCGTGTACCGAGCCGTCAAGGTAGATGACGTAGTGGTAGCCGATGTCCTTCCATCCACGCTCCAAGTGCCACTTGCGGATTGTTGCTACGTCAAAGTGCTTGCCTTCTGGGGTAGCCGTACAATGGAGGATTATGCGCTTCAGGGTTCTCATTGGTTTTGATTTTGTTAAAATCTTGCTCGTTATTGGTTTTGATAAACCTACTTAACAATCTTAAGTAAAATTGTTAAACCAACTTAACGACCTTGCCCTCCGTAGGGCTTCTTGTAGTTCTTGCTCCGCTTGTTGCTGCTTGCACTCTTTGAATGCTTGCCTCGCTTCTTGCTCTTGCTGATGAACTTACTTACCGCCTGTTGCTTTGCCATCGTTAGGGTCTTTTAAAAACATAAGTGCAAACGCTCCCATCAGGAATGCCGATACCTCCGTAAGAGTAGCTCGCTGGTAGAACACCAGAACAAAACATAGCCCAATAATAAGAAGTCCCAAGATGGTGGTCTTGGGATTCTTAAAGAGTCGCTCAATTAGCACGATTCTTCTCCTTTAGCCAATCCCTGCGCCACTTCCACAAGGTGTAGGCAAGAGAGGCAACCAGAACTAAAAGACCAAGTGCCTGATGAACGTAGCCAACCAACAGGCCTGCGCCTGTCAAAGACCAAGACGTGATTACTGAATCTGCGGATTCCTTTGTCATCGTTATTCAGTTACAGGCGGAACAGGAGGTTGGCAGTATGCTGCTTCGGGGTTAGCCTTGCAGTATTCCTCTGCGTAGGCTTGCTCCCATCCTGCGATGATATGCACACCACAAGGAGCAGGCCATACAACATACGAAGCAAAAGAGGTAGCAAGAGGCTCACCAGTCCACAGGATATCTACTGCGTACTTCGGTGAGGTCTTCAAGCAAACTTGGTTGCCTTCGGCATCGGTTCCCCATTCGGTGCAGAGGTAGCCCAACTCAACTACTGCCGTAACCAGCTCGGAGTTCCAAGTGGTGTAGGTTTCACCTTCGGGGTCAGTACCCGTTGTTTCAATCTTGGCTTTAGCCGTAGCCCATTGGCTGGGCGTGAACTCGTATTTTAGGAATTTCATAGCGTGGTCAATTCTGCCAGTTGGGCGTTAGTTAAGCGGGTCTTGAAAAGTAGGGCTTGGTTAATTCCGTTCATTGTAGAATATCCAGAGCTATGCCATGAGCCAACATTTAAATCAGCCATTGCGCCAACAGTTCCGCTAATATCGGTGCCAATTTGTACTCCGTTTAAATAAACTACAAAGTCGTTTTGTTTGTATGCAAACGCAATTTTTTTAATTCCTACAGCTCCAATACTTCCAGATATTGAAGCTTGTGGTACTCCAGCCACTACAAGTTCACACAGCAAAGAACCAGCTCCGCTAATAAAAATGTATGCTTCATTATTTGAAGTTCGTATAACAATCGGAATAATTCCGTTTGAATCATACCTTCCGTCAAAATTAAACTCCGCAAACAAAGTACCCTCCGTCTGCCCGATAAGCGAGCTAATGCCCGCTTTAGAAGCAGCATCCGCAACCCTTGTAACGCTCGTTCCCAATGTGGGGATGTACGAGGTGGCGTAGGCTCCTGCTTCTACTTGCGCTCCGTAGAAGTCAAAGTTTCCAACAAGTACGGTTGCACCAAAGTAGATGTTTGGCGTTGGACCAGTTAAATTCCTCGTGATAGAGCAGCGATACCATCCATTAGGATAAGCCTCAATCTTTGACGTAAGTGTTGCGCCTGAAGATACGATTGTTCCGTTTTGAATGTTGAACGTAGTTTCGTAATCGGTACCATCAGTAAATCCTAAACGGCAGTTTGCTTGGTTTACGTACTTTGCAAAAACTGAAAACGTGTGAGTTCCAGTTGCTGAAACCCCAGTAAATATAACACCCGAGCTTGATGAGGTTAATCTTGCAGCATTAAGGTATCCTTCTGGACTTAACGTAGTGCTTGCAGACGTGGTTGAATTGAAGTTAAAATATCCACTTGAGAAATTTGAACTATAGGTCAAGAGGTTAGTCCGCTGCGGTTCAAGCAACAGGCGAGGGCAAGTACTATTCAAGTAGTCCAAACGGGGTAACCCACTAACAGGGCCAACGCTTACTGCTGCGCTGGTGGTGGCGATGTAGTCTGTTGCGATGTCGCCTACTTCTACTTGTGCGCCAAAGGCAATAAAAGTACCCGTTGACGCAGTTGACGCAAAACGAGCAGCCGCCAAAGAATCTACTGCTAAAATAATTATATCCGTGCCAATAATAGACGTAGCCGCCATTGAACAACGAAAAAACCCACCGCCAACCGATACAATGCTTGCGGTTGAATTTGTTGCAGAGGCGGTTCCATTTACAAGGTCAAAGTTTGCGCTTGGGGCGGGGTCTCCCCCTAAACAAATTTGTACGAATTGATGCGTTCCAGCCTTTAGGTAAACGCTTGTTGTTGTTGAACCACCATAAATAATGCTCTGCGTTATAAACTTTTGCGTAGTCGCACCCGTCAAAGTAATAGTGTCAGCAGTCAACGCACCATTTAAGGGATTTGCAGTTGTATTTGGTGTAACGCTTACCGAAGCAGTCGCCCAAGTCGTATTGAACGCCTCAGACTGCAAAACAACATTCGTGCGCACCTTCTCAATAAGGCCATTACTTGCAACACGGGTTGCACTTGAGGCACGGCTGAACGTAAGGTCACCCGACCCATCCAAAGGCTTCACCGAGTAGACCTTCTGGTCTTTATAACCGCTTGGAATCATTACCAAGCTGGCATCGTCAAAATAGCTCATCAGTTCAAAATAAATAGTTGGTCAATCAAGCATTCTTCTCCCTCCAATGTTGCTCCGTCATCGGTCATACGCTGGATGTAAGTGTCAAAAATATCGTAGTAGGTGTCCTCTCCTAAATCCTGCAATGCCCCTACCAAGCAATCGTAGCCTTCTACAACACCACCATCGGCAGTAACTCGGTCAACGAACTCATCAGCGATTTCGTTAACAGGAGCGAAGCACGGAGGTGCTGACTCGTTCTGAATGGACAAGGTCGTTTCATCGGTTTGTCCAAACCAAGACGAACAATATATAATACCCCAGCTGATTAGGTTCATTTCTTCTCTTTCTCCTTTAAATAACTTTGTAGCTTCAGTATATTGCCCTTCTTGGGTTCATATTGCTTCTTGCTACAAGACCCAGCTTGAAAAGTTTGCATCCGTATCGGGGAAGACATCGGCATTTGAGTTTTGATAGTATTCAGGGAATGTCGCTTGGTTGTAGCTCATATAGGTGATGAAGCGGTCAGTATAGTACTGAGCAATGTTGCGCTCCTTCTCCACCAAAAAGTCAACCTCGTTCTTTTCTACGCTTGTTGAATTCTCGCTTGTGTGCTTGTATACACCGCCATTGGCTATCGTGTACGCAGCAAAAGGCAAGTATTCGGTGGCGGCCCAGTGGATCAACATGGGCTGAAGGTAGTCGTTTACAAGCGACAAATAAGGGTCAGCAAGTGTACCTGCGATGATGTCATTGCTAATCTTATCGTACAGGCGAGTGCCTGTGTAGTTTTGTAAATGAATTTCTTGAGCGACTTTAATAAATTGCAAAAATTTATCACTGTCCACGTTGCCTCCTAAGGCAGTTTGGCGGACAAGGTCTTCTCGTTTTATCCAGAGGGCGGTCATATAAACGATATATTATATTTGTTTGTAGTCTTTCCGTTTGCCATCATTGAAACAAGTGCCTGACTTACTCCGAGCGCTTTAGCACAAGCACGAGTTGATTCAAACTCCTCATTGAGATAACTGCAAAATACACGCTTCTTTATTTTTTCAATAGCCCAAGTTGGATTTACACCTTTCATTCGGGCTTTGATTCGTTCAACTTCTTCGGGAGTATGTTTCTTTCCTGAAAATGATTGAACAGGACCAATTACATCAATTAGGTTTAATCCTGTTTTAATTGAATCGTAATAGTTAATGTAGAATTGTTCAATTCGGTTTCGCTCATACGGGACATCACTTAAAAACAATACCTCAATCGTATGTGCTTCAAATCCGTATTTCTTAATTGATGAGTAGAATTTGTTTATGATTTTTTTAGAATCACTTTTATGCTCAATCATTCGCCTATGTATATTGGATGCTTGCCCAATGTAGACCTTTCCACTTGGGCTTGTTACCTTATATACACCTGCTTCTCTCACTTATCGGGGGTTTACGAATCCATTGTTTGGCATATCCGTTGGGCGCATTGCTACGTCTTTAGGATTCTGCTCTAAATCTACTCCTGCTCTGCGAGCTTGGTTTACCGTTACCTCTGCATTAGGGTTACCTACATCAGGCGTTACTCCTTCGGCTTTTGCGAGGTACGTCTTACGCATCCAGAAGTGGTGGCATCTTGCTCCGCCCTTGTACAACCAGATAGAGTACGTGTCTGCTCCTGCTACACCGAATCCTGCGTTGACTGCTTGGCTTCCCATGCGCTCAATGTCCTCCTTGCGGTATACCTTGTTTGCTGCTACCATCTTCTTGCAGAACTCACGGCTATTGGCCTTCGTAGCGTTCGGAGCGTAAGCGTAGCGCACCTTGTATTGGCGGCCTTCTTCGGTTACGCCATCCTGCGAGCTTTTAGCGTTGGGGAATGCGCTGCCTGTTGATGCGAATGCGTACTTGCTCAACGCTTGCTCTGCCTCGTAGTCAACGGGTCGCTCATCTACAAGTTCCCACTCATCTTCGTTGATGACCTCGCCTACTTCTTCCAAAGCAGCAAAGACCTCATCAAAATGCTCATCGCTCGGCTCTTGGCTGGATAGCTTCACTCCCGTTTCTTCTTCACGGGTTTCAGCATCCATTGGCGTTTCAATGTCGCTCGTGAACTCAAGCGGCTGGAGCGTTTTGAAGTACAGGTTGAGGTTGATGTCGTTGTACGTGAGAATCTTCTCAAAGCCATCAAGCAGCGTTTCTTGGATAGGCTTAATCACGATGTTCTCAAACAGGATAGAAGCCGTTTTAAGCTCATCTGCGTTGTTACCCAGCCCTGTGCTATCCTTGATGCCCATAAGCATCGGAGAAGTGATGCGGTGAGCCACCATCAGCTTCTGCATTGCCTCGTTGGACAAGAACTGATATTGGTTATGGGCATCACTTAGTTGTACTGTCTCAAGTGTTGCTTTAGATTCAGCATTGTCGTTGAACGCCAAGATGAACTTTCCTGCGTTGCTCGTGCCGCTGAACTTGTTAGCAATCTGCATCTCAATAGCCCTACGCTCCTCCTCGCTCGGTACTCCGTTGTTGAAGTTGATGAGCATTGAAGGGTTGAGGCCGTTCTGAATGTTGTTGATGTGGAAGTTTGCAATCTCCTCTTCCAGCTCTGCGTACGGCAATCCTCCTTGATAGTCTACTGGTGAGTAGTAGTAGAATCCTGCTCGGTAGGGCTTGATGTAGAGAATCTCCAATCCTTCACGGCTTGTGCCGAACGCAGGGATGCGTACAGGCGTTTCTTTACGTGAAGCAACATCCGACCAACTCTTGGCGTAGTAGTACCCTTCAATCTCCCCATCCTCGTTACACTTCTCAGCACGCAAAGTCTCAATGGGGATATGCTCAATCTCTACGATGGTATTGTGGTCTTGCGAGTAGATTACCTGAATGGCGCATTGACCCATCATCTTGTAGTCAGCCACCAGCTTCTTTACGCAGTCCTTGCTAAACAAGCCCTTCATCGCTGCGTACTCACTCGGATTCTTTGCCGAGTTGGTAGCATCCAAGCCCTTGCCGTATACGAAGTCCACTACGCCATTGATTAGGGCGTTATTGGTTGGTGAACCGTTGTATCGGTCAATCAGGTACTGGAAGTAGTTATTGTCATCGCCATATTGCACCCAATCCTTACCCTGCACCTCGCTAATGTTTGGCGTGGTGTAAGAGGATAGGTTTACAACGTGGACTTTAGATGATGATGTAGTCATTGTCGTAGCTTGTTTCTTCCGTGTAGACATTTTGGTTTACCGTGAATTTGGCGTAGTCGGTTTGTGGCGTTACGAAGACCCTATCTCGGTAGATTAAATCGCCATCGTAAAATACCTTCAGTCCGTAGAATCGGTTGTTGACCAATGTAAAGGTAGAGGTCAGGTACATAAAGCCGTTAGCCTCCTCAATCGTAGGATTGATTGTAGCAGTCGTGTTGGTGCTTTCATCGGTCAAGAGTAGCGTAACACCATCAAGGTTGTTTAATGCGCTCTCAACGCATAATACGCCCTCAAGCGTACCATCATCAAGCAACACACGCTCAAAGTAAAAATCCAAATCCTCTTGAGAGAAAACAAACTCACGAGGGATGATGGTAATTGTTTGAGGCGAAGCCGATACTTGTAGAATATGCATCTCAAGTAAATAACCTCACGCAAACCTTTTGTATAAAAAAAGGGAGGCTTTCGCCCCCCTCTCTCCATCAAGAGCTCCACTCCGTTCAGTGGCGCAGTACAAATATACGTTAAGAATTGCTACCTACAACAATCGTGTCGTTAGCAGAAGCAAGTCCTGCAAACGGATTTGCAGTCGTAGCACCTGCGATGAAGTTAGCAGGCAGTTGCTCCTGAGCCTCCATTACAAGCGTGTAACCTGAAAGGTCACCCATAGCAGCACCCGTTACGATAGTACCGCCAGTTACCTCTGCTCCGTAGTTCTTACCCATCAAGAAGGCGTTGCCGTTGTAGTCCTGTACGATAACGTAAGGGCGACCGTAGGCCAAGAGCTTAAGCTCCTTGTTGTCCTCTTTGGTGAGTTTAGTCAAAGTCAGGTTCAACGTCTGCGTGAAGAAGGTAGTACCATTCTCACGGCTTGAGTTGAAGGTCTGCTCAAAAGATGAGTTTCCTTTTACCAAGTACTGGTAAGCAGAGAACGTACCGCTAATGTCGGTAACCTCATCGTTAGTTAAAGTGATAGTGCCCAAGTCACCGAAGTCTACAAAGTAAACGGCATAAATGCCACCTACTACGTCTTTACACGGTACTGCACGCCCTTTTGTTAAATCGCAAGCCATTGTTATTGTTTAGAATTAAAAAAGGGGGCGGGGCAGAACCCACACCCCCTCGTGGTTTAAACTATGTACTCGGATTAAGAGTAGAGAACTACGTCAGAACCGATACCGTATTGTACACCTGCGAAGAAGCGCAAGATAACACGGATGTTGTCAGAGCCGTCAAGGTCAGCCATATCAAGGACACGAACCTCGTTACGCTCGTTCAGCAGACCCGTACCGAAGAACAGGTTAGAAGACTGAGCAGCAACCATCTTGTTAGAAGGAAGGCCGTTAACCATAGATACACGGATTCCGTCAAAGTACAGAGGTTGGTCACCGTACCACATCGTGCCTTTGTTGTCAAGACCGTTAGCACCAAGACCTGAAGCACCAAAGCCACCAAGCGCACGTACGTAAGCCTTAGCTACGTTCTGCGGTACGTAGATGGTCAAGTCCTCCTTGCCGTAAAGGGCAGCAGGGATAGCATCAACAACCTTACCAAGCTCAGTGATTACGTTAGCAGCCGTTACAGTCGTAGCAGTTACGTCAACAACGTCAGAGTCAGCAGTCATCAAAGAAAGGAAGCCTGAGAACTCACCAGCTGAAGCAGCGTTACCGTTCCAGATGTTCTGCTCAATCTTCTGGGCAGTCTTAGCAGCAACGTGAGCAATCAAGAAGTCAGCGAAAGAAGCAGGGATGCTATCGTAAGCAGAGAAGCCCATCTGACCACCAATCCAAGAATCGTAGTAGTCTTTCTTACAAAGCTGAAGGTTAACTTGGAAAGGCTCAACCTCAAGAACACGGTCAGTCAAGGTCAGCGTAGACGTAGCGTCAAAGTCGCAAGTAGCGTCACGAACGATAGAGTCGGTGTTGACCTTTTGCAGGGTGGTTTTGAAGTTTACGTTGGGAAGAATCTCAACGAGTCCCTTGTCAAGGGTGTCTGCGCTCAGAAGAGCAGCAGAGATGTACTTGCTGGCAAATTGTCCAGCGTACGAAGTAGTGATTGAAGTGGTCGTAGCCATTTTCGGGTTTTATTATTTATTAAGACGTGCAAGGACTCGGTCAATCGCCTTTGGAGAACGATTAAATTCAACCTTGTTGGCTTGCTTTGTTTCGGGGTTGTGTTTGATGGGCTTAGCAGCAGGTGCAGCAGACAGCTCAGCCTTAACGGCAGCCATCTCTTCCTTCTTGGCGTAGCCGCCCATCTCCTCACGCATTGCTTTCATCTCCTCACGCATCATTGCGATTTCTTCTAGCACTTTGGCTACAACATCTGCAACGGCAGGAGCTTCTTCTTTTACTTCAACCTCAGCAAGCTCGGTAGCAGGTTCTTCAACTGAAGCCTCAACTTCAATCTCTACCTTCTCCTCTACTTCTTCAGCTTTCTCTTTAATTTCGGCAATCAGTCCCTCCTCAGCGATAACCAATACACGGCCATCAGCAAGGAGATGCTCACCAACAGGAGCAGGAACACGGTCTTCGCCACTAACGACAAATACCTCGTTTCCTGCTTCAAATACTTCAGCCTCAAGAACAGCACCGTTCTCAAGGGTCATTTGCTCAAACTTAACCTCACGAATGGAGCTAAGTTCGGCAAGGATGCGGTTAAGGATATTATTTGCTTTCATATCTAACTAATTCACTTTGGGTTGTTGGTTTGTTACATTTTATGGGTTGAGTTCTACATCACCTTGACCAGTCAATGAGCCTATCCCTTGAGCAGGAAGAGAGCCATCGCAGCACTTGCGTGAGTAGGTATTGTCCTTGCAGAGGCATCCTCTGTTGCCGCCTCTTGGTGAGGCTACGGGTAGCTTTTGTGGTCGGATCATAATTTGCCCAATTCTTTAAGTTTAGATTCTGCCCAACGCTTTGCAGCAAGCCCTCCCCATAGCAGGTAGCTGATAGTGCCGCAAGCGGTGGTGTCGTTTTCATCGTAGTACTCTTCGGCTCTTGATAGGTACGAGTACATCCGAGTGATGGTCTCTACGCTCACAGGTTTGCCTTGTGCGAGCTGCTGAGCACGTACCTTACCAACAGGCGTAGCGCACTTGTTGCCATTCTTCTCGTTCAACACGATACCACGCTTGGCGTTATTGCGTACTGCTTGTGGGTAGTCAGAGTAGGATTCCAGCTCCATGCGCTTGCCTGACTTCTTGCGACCATCCTTTTTGATGATGGCTACAATCTGCGACAATAGGAGAGCCGCCTCTTGCTCCTCAATACGCTCCATCTCCTGCTTGGCGAAGTTCATCTTGTCAACGAAGTAGCCTTCAATAGAGAAGCCCTTGACACGACCAGTCTTTACGAAGCCATCCCAAATCTCTGGGTTGTTGACTTTCATAGAAACCATCCACGTACCAACAGGCAACTCAAAGCCGTACTTCTTGCTCTTGTCGTGGACTTCGTCTTCAATAATCCAAGACTCTACAACCGTGAGTCCGTTAATCTCTACCTCGTGTTCAAGCGTAGCGTTGTTCTGGTTTGCCTTTTGGAAGAACATCTCACTCGCTTTGCGGATGGTCTCTTGGCTGAAGTAAACGTAGAATTCCTCCTCACCATTCACTCGGTAGATGGGTTTGTTGGGTACGAGTGCTGCTCCCATTAGGATGCGCTTCTCGTTATCCTGTGCAGCGAACTCCACACGCTCTGACTTTAGCGCAATAAAGTCCTCCTCAATAGCGGGATGCTCTACGAGGCTGATGGCATCAATCCCCGTGAGTGCCATCGTTTCATCTAAGATTAGTTCAATAAGTTTCATTATCCGAATGTTGCGGTTCTTACTCGTTGGCGTTGTAGCTGCTGCGCAGTACTAATGTCTTGGCTCACCACATACGCACGTAGGGGTCGGTCAAACTGACCACCGATGCTCTGGGCTAATTGGTTCACGCCACTCTGCCCAACGATGTTGAACTGCGGTGGTTGTGATGCTGCGGTAGGAGCAGAGATGGTAGCCGTAGGCGCAGCACTTGCAGATGTAGGTATCTGCGTTGACTTTACCTTGTTCAAGTTGGCGATACCCCCTGCGATAACGCCTGCTGCTGCGATAGCGCCAAACGGAGGCGGGTACGCACCGAGTGCTTTGGTAGCACCCATATACGTGTCAATGACAATCTGCGATATGGCAAGTGCCTTGCTGAGTTTCGTGTTCTCTCCTGCGAGCGCAGCGAAGCCACTAATCGCTTGGCTTACCGCATCAAGGTTTGCAAGCGTGAAGTTGATGTAGTCCTGTAAGTCTGCTGATGTCTTTTGCGTTCCTTCGGCAATAGCCTCTGTGTAGAACTGTCCGACTCTTGCTACCTGTCCTGCGCCTTTATTGGCTGCATTTACCGAATCATCAACGTACTTCTTAAACTTCTTCTCGCTATTCTCAAAGCGTGCTTTCTCGGCATCTTGGCGAGCCTTCTCCAGCTCTTTGGTCTTTGCGATTTCTTCGTTTAGCAATCCGATGGTCTCGGTCTGCAAACGCTTCCTGCGCATAATGTTTGCCTGCTCAAGCTCGGAGATTCTTGCACGTGCCTCTTCAATACGAGTAAGTCCCTCTTCGGTAACCTCTCCCATAGCAGCCTGCTGCTGAAGGATAGACAAACGCTGACGTTGTACGGCAAGCTCTTGGCGAGCAACACGCTCTTCAATAGCGCCTGCACGTTTAACCGCAGCGATGCGCTGCTCGGTGGTCTTGTTAACGTCATCGGCAATAAGGCGAGCCTCTGCAATCTGCTTGTTGGCGATAGCACGTTGAGCGATAAGCGCACGTTCAGCATCCTCTACATCGTTGAGCTGCTTAGCGAGTTCACGACCAAGCTTGCTCTCTCTGGCGATCTCATCGCCCAATCCTTTGAATGCTCCTGTAACGCCTTGAATCGCTCCTTTGAAGTCTCCCTCAAATAGCTTAACCAAAGCCTCTCCTAAGCCAATTACTCGGTCTATTACTACCTTGACTGCTGCTCCCAGAAAGCCCATCACCTCAGCGAGCTTATCTCCGCCTCGTTCGGTTTCTTTGAAGTAGGTAACGAGCGATGTTACGGCTACCAATAGCGCACCAAGACCCGTAGCGATGATAGCACCCTTGAGCGTAGTGAATGCAGAGATAGCACTCTTGATGCCACCCTGTAAGCTGCGGAATGCTGATACCGCACCGTTGGTCTGCTTGTCTAATGCCTCAAGGCCGTCATTGATAGCCTCGTTGCTCTTTTGTGCGGCCTGTGTGGTCTTGTTGGCCTCTATGCCTACCTGCTTCAGAGCCGCAATAGCGGAGGAGGCATCACCTTTAATCTCAATTACTTCAACTGCCGCCATTGCAACTTAATATATTCGTTCCATCCTTCGGGTAGTTTGTGCTTGCCTTTGGCGATTTCTACATTCTCGCCTGCACCAATCCACTCATCCGAGTTAAGGAGTTCAATCAAATAACCTAAATACGTCTGCTTCATACTACGTTAAGGAGTTCAAATGTTGCTTTGCCTGTGGTCATATTCAGGCTCACGTTGTTAACGATGTATTTATTGTTGTTCCATATCACCCCGTTCTGAAGGTTCAGCGTGAGGATAGTACCAAGAGGCAACACCGCATCTACTTGCAAGAGCCTACGCTTCACGTTGTATAGGTCGGTGATGTAGTCGCTCCAGTATTCATTGTATAGGCTACGGCTTACGCTCTGGAGGTGATATGGGTCAATGTCTGCACCAAAGCACGTAGAGTACGATGCTCCTGCGCTTGTTGGTAGGTTTGAGGTATTGGCGTACCAGCAGGCATCCACCTGTCGGCTTGTGGTGTTATCTGAGTTTACAAACGCAACAGGATTTGCGCTGATGTTGTAGTCACCATAGCTCGCATAGAAAACAACAGGCGAACCCAAGTATTTGTTAAATGTGCCATCCTCGTTTGTATTCTCCGTGATGCTCTTGTAAACAAGTACGTTTGTTAGCGCACCCGTGTCAAGGTCAGTTAGCCTCTCAAACAATGGACACTCAAACGGCACTTCCACAATGAACTCCTCACCATCAAAATTGAAGAAGCTACGAAGGTCACCAAAGCCTGTATTGTTGGTCTTCTGATATTGGAAGCCGAGTATCTGCTCCGTGTCTTGGTATTTGAACTCAATCTCTCGGTACAATGGTGGGCGGTTTACCGCATACTCCGTGATGTCAAAGTAGGTCTGGTAGTCTTTATCGCTTCCTGCTGCGTACCACGCCTCAAGAGGCTGAAGCAGGAACGATGTAGATGTCGTAGGCACGATGACCATATTGTACATCTTCAAGATACCAGCAAGGAAGTCCTTTACCTTAATCTCAGGCATTAGGTCAGTAACAACCACCGTAAACGTGTACACCGCTGCAAGCGTTTGGTCTACATCAAATTGACTTACTAATGTTGTAGTGTTGTATCCATTATAATCTGTTACCTGATAGTTTAATTGAGTCGCAGCTTGAGGTCTTATGTAAAGCTTTACTTCGGTTCCAGCTGGAATACCTAAAGCAATAAATGTGCTTGTAACCGTAGAAGAAGGATGAGCAGATTGAAGTTTTGATTGATATAAAACTCCATTTGTGAACACTCCAATTTCATAAGGAACATCAGCATTTGCTATGTCAATTTCTAAATTATAAAGAGCATCTGCTTGAACTGTCCACGTATCAGTAGAAAGATTAAATTGAGTTCCCCCACCCTTATTTCGGTTGAAGTTAATCAGCCTCCATTCAATGTCGTTGCCACTTGAGAACATATATCCCTCAAAGCGGTGCAGCCATAGCGATAGGTCTACAAATGGGTTAGCGGATAGGAATGACCCCGTGAAGGTTATGCCGTATTTTGCTTCTATTGCATCCAATATAGCATAGACCTTCATCGCAGGCTTCAGCTCGTAGTAGTGGATTCCGTGATTTTCGCTCCCGCTATGCCAAGCAATGTTCTCATCCCTGTGTTCACTTGAACTTGAGTTGTAAACCCAATTCTTTACAGGACTCATCAACGGATAAAAGAACGCATTGTCATACTCCGTGCTAAAGCGTTCAAAGATTGCGTTATCCGTGTAAGCGTGATTGTATGCGCTGAAGTTTAAGTCGTACAGGTAGTCATCGCCGAATAGGTCGCTGAGGCTTACCACATCGCCATAGAAAGTGATGGTATAAGCATACGGCTCTGTCCCTTTGAGCTGAACGCTCTCAATCTCCACTACCCCTGTGCGGAATGGTAGGGAGTTGATTTCAATGCTTGCTGGCTGGCGTAGCCGACCATCAAATGAGCCATTGATATCCGTTCGGTAGTAGTATCCGAAGATGGCGTTGTTTGTTGCGGTAGCAGGTACGGTGAATCCTTGCGTAAAGTCCGTGAACACCTTGCTGATGTCCTGCACATTCTGCACGCTTAGGTTGATGGTTATCTCCTCATCTTGGAAGATGTCAAGGCGTTGACCATTGACGTAAATATCAACCTTATTCATCGTACAAGCATCCGTTGGTCAAACGCATAGGTGAAGCTCATCGTGTAGTTAATGGTCTTGTCGTTTACCGACTTCTGGTAGTCAATGCTTCCACGATTAGGCTGAACTGCTACCCATTGACCATCCTCGTATACGGCTACCTTCTCGCTCATCAGTATCTCCTCCATAATAGCACCATACGACTCATCCACGAAGCCTGTGTTAAGCGTTAGCGTGTTGCGAGAATTGATATTGAACGATTGGTATTTTCCGTTCACGTAGTTGACATCCGTATATGCATCGGCATAGATGCTCTTTTGGTATTGGTCTTGGGTGAAGTTACCCTGCTCGGTTGACTTCTTGAAGAACGTGATGTAGTCAGATACCCCGTACTTGTTTACGAACTGAATGAGGTATGGGTCGTACTTAGGCTCACATACCACCTCAAAGTCGTAGGCTACCTTGTCATCGTTTCCGCCAAGAGCATCTACCGCTTCGCATAGGCAGTCAAGTGCCTCTACCGTTCCGCCATCAGCCTTCACTCGGTCATTGTAGCTGATGCACTCGTTGTTTACAAGTAGATTTATGGTGTAGTCATCGGTTGGCGTTACGCCCAAGAATGTTGCTACGTTGGTTACCCCACTCGGTATGTAGATGACCATCTGCGTAGAGTTCGTGGTCGTGTTAGCCCATCCGAGTTCATCCTTTAGCGAGAACCAGTATTCTACGCCATTAATCTCAATCGTAAAGCCATTAACGCCTGAGTAGGTGTTGTACGATACCGCAAGGCTCTGCGAGTTGCCTGCAAGCACTTGGAAGGGTCGTGAGGTAACAAGTCCCGCTTGAGTAACGCCTGCGTTCTGAAGCTCACCCAATGACTTATAGCCATCAAGAGCCAAGAAGTAAACCGTACCAATCACACCCGTAGTAGGGGCTGCTCCGTTATCAGAATAAGTCCAATCACCTGTTCTGCGTACCCATACTGCTTCGCCTGTTTCTGATGCGCTTGGTGCGGTGATGAATGCCTTGCCGAATGGATGCTGAAACTTCTCACGGATAAGGTCAGATACCTCAAAGTTGATGACCTCGTTGATGGAGTAGTTCTTAGATAGCGTGTAGGTTGTTGCTCCGCTTACAGGGGTCTGCGCTCCCGTGTACGAGCTGATGTTCACGCTCATCGCATCCAGCGAGTCATTGGGTAGCGTGTTGTTCTTGCCCGTGATGAAGATGGGGCTGCGAGCCGTAGCAATAGATGCTGGGGTCGCTGATACAGGTGTACTCATTTCTTTAGAAATTCTTTGAATTCATCAGGAGTCAATTCAAATGCCTCTACTAACTCAGCAGGCAGCTTTTGGTATGCGAGGTTA